CTGATGTAAATGGCAAAACTTCATACATTTATGGAGATGAAACAGTAACTTGGACTGGAACTGAATGGCAGTATGCCAATCTTTATACTGGAGTTATTGCCTCATCTTCAAATGATGTTACCTATCCATGGTTGGCAACATGGAACAATGGATACACTGGTGCCAAGATTACATCAACATATGTCAAGACAACTAATTACCCAGCGGTTCCCTAATCATGGCACAGTATAGCAAACACTACGAAGATTTCTTACCACAGGAAAAAACAAACTTTGAGGTAGTTATGATTGCCGATAACTTCGGTAATCTTACTGCTGGCACAGGTGCAACTGCTACTGATGCTTTCGGTCGTTTGAGAGTTGCCGAGACATTCACTCTCGGTGACTATAAGCACATCTATGCTATTGACCCAAACTTCCTTGATGTAAAAGCAAATGGCGGTGATATCCAATTTACAGCCAATAAAGCAGCTGCCACGATGACTACAACATCTAATGTTGCTTCTAGTGCTGTTCATCAAACAAAGTTCTATCACCATTACCAACCAGGCAAATCACAAGTTATCTTTAGTTCTGTGTGTTTTGGTTATGCCCAGCAGAATGTAACCAAGAGAACTGGATACTTTGACGACAGAGATGGCATTTACTTTGAACAAGTTGGTGGTACTACTGCCAACGGCACAGACAACGGAACACTCAATTTTGTAGTTCGTTCTTATACTGGTGGTAGTGCCAGCGAAGCAACTGTAGGAAATTACAAGAGAAGAGTTCCACAATCAGAATGGAATATTGATCCTTGTGATGGAACTGGTCCTTCCAAGTTCAATATCAATACTTCAAAAACTCAACTAGTTTATATTGATTTTCAATGGCTTGGAGTTGGTAGAATTCGCTGTGGATTTGTACACAACGGACAAATTATTTTAGCACATGAATATTACTGCTCTAACGAACTAGCAGAAGTTTATATGTCAAATCCTAATCTTCCAGTAAGATGTGAGATTAGAAATACTGGAACAACTACTGGTGGGTCTATGGATCAGATTTGTTCCACAGTAATGTCTGAAGGTGGATATGTTGAGAGTGGTATTGACTGGGCGATTACTTCTCCAGCAATCAGAACAAGTATTGCTCCTGGAGGAAGAAGATTTCCTCTCATGGCAATTCGTCTCAAAAACTCATTCCAAGGATATCCAAATAGAATTAGTGTAAGACCAAATACGATTGGAATTTTTGCTCAATCTGGCGATTGCTATTATGAGTTAATCAAACTATCAAATGCCAGTCAATTAACCACAACTTTAAATGGCGGCACTTTAACTTGGACCGATGCTGATAATGATAGTGGTGTTCAATATTGTGTAAATGCTGAAGCAATTACTGGAAGTGTTGATGTATTTGCTGCTGGTATCGTAACTGCTGGAGCATCACCAAACTCACTAACTCCAGTGGCGTCTGGTGGTCTAACGACGGCGAAGAAAAATATTATTGTTCAGAATTTAGATTCAACGAATTCTGAAGTGTTTGTTATTGCTGTAAAAACTATTAGTGCTCTTAGCAATGCTACTGCCAATGTTGCTGCTACTATCCAATGGAGGGAGATTTACTAATGAAAAAGAAAGTTCCTACCGAAAAAGAAATTGCCAAGAAGCATGGAGTAGATGTTAAATATATTGTAAAACAAGCGGAGATTGGTTCTACTATAGAAAGAGAGCACGTCACAACACACGACGAAGCTTATGGAATTGCTCTCCAGCATTTAGACGAATTTCCAGATTACTATAAGCATTTACTCAAGATGGAAAAAGAATTAAAAGCACAACACAAAAAGAAAAAATCATATAAAGAAATCAAAGAATCTCTTGGTATGGTAGAGAACCATATCGATGTTGCCATGGGCAGAGAACTTGATGACGAGGGAGCAATGATCATGAATCAAATCGAGGAGATCAAGCATTGCTGTGATCGCCTCAAAGCATCTATCAGTTCGCCCACAATGCAGGTTCCTGGTTGGGTTCAGTCTAAGGTAACTCTTGCTGCAGACTACATGGATTCTGTTGCTTCTTACATGGACAACAAGCACGAAGGGTGAGGATTTCTTAACAAAACTTCTGTAACTATTGTTACACCATAAACACTGTGTCCTAAATATAATATTAACCGTCTAGAGGTGAGAATATGGATACCAAAACATGTCCCAAGTGTGGGGCACAGTGGATCGGCGGGCAGCATTTTTGGACTGGCACAAACAAGAAAGGTGACGAATCAGAACTTGCTTCTTTAGTTTGTGACAAGTTTGGAGATGATACATGTATTAATCCTTGTAAAGGAACCACCGATGGAAAAGGGTGGGAGAACAGATTAAATAATATGGATGCTATTGATAAAGATATACAGAGGACTTTGAATGAGTAGTGATCAGATTTATTTGGGGAACCCGCTTTTAAAAAAAGCGAACGTTCCCTATAATTGGACTAAGGAAGAAATTGCTGAGTATATTAAATGTAAGGAAGATCCTGTATACTTTGCCGTTAACTACGTCAAAATTGTTTCGGTTGACGAAGGTTTGATTCCTTTCAGAATGTATGACTTCCAGAAAGAATTAGTCAATAGATTTCACAACAACCGATTTAATATTGCCAAACTTCCAAGACAGACAGGTAAATCCACCGTTGTGGTTTCCTATCTGCTTCACTATGCTTTGTTCAATGATAGTTCTAATATCGGTATTCTAGCAAACAAAGCGTCTACCGCTAGAGACCTATTAGGAAGATTACAGACAGCATACGAGAATCTTCCTAAGTGGTTACAGCAGGGTGTTATCTCCTGGAACAAAGGTTCTATGGAACTAGAGAATGGTTCCAAGATCATGGCAGCATCAACCTCAGCATCTGCCGTCCGAGGAATGTCATTCAACATTATCTTCTTGGACGAATTTGCTTTCGTTCCAAACCACATCGCTGACGACTTTTTCTCATCTGTATATCCTACTATTTCATCTGGTAAGAGCACGAAGGTTATTATTATCTCTACCCCATACGGTATGAACCACTTCTACAAGTTGTGGGTAGATGCTCAGAACAAAAGGAATAACTATGTGTGGACTGAGGTTCACTGGTCAGAAGTTCCTGGACGTGATGCCAAGTGGAAAGAAGAAACAATCAAGAACACTTCCGAGCGTCAGTTTACTCAGGAATTTGAGTGTGAATTCCTAGGATCGGTTGACACACTTATCTCGGCGTCTAAACTCAGATCACTCGTATTTGATACTCCTATCAGTTCAAATAAAGGATTAGATATTTACGAAAAGCCAGATGAGAAGTGTGAATATATTATCACTGCTGACGTTAGCCGAGGTATTGGCGGAGATTATTCAGCATTCATTGTTTTTGATATCACAACTGTTCCATACAAGATCGTAGCGAAATATAGGAATAACGAAATCAAGCCAATGCTTTTTCCTAACGTTATTAATGACGTTGCTAGAGCATATAACAATGCTTATGTTTTATGTGAGGTTAATGACGTTGGCGATCAGGTAGCATCTATTCTTAATTACGATTTAGAGTATCCAAATGTATTGATGTGTTCTATGAGAGGTAGAGCGGGTCAAATTGTTGGTCAAGGATTCTCTGGCAACAAAACACAATTAGGAATTAAGATGTCTATTACTGTGAAAAAAGTTGGATGTCAAAACATCAAACAATTAATTGAAGATGACAAATTGTTGTTTAGAGACTATGAGATCATATCTGAGCTTACCACATTTATCCAGAAAAAGCAATCCTTTGAAGCAGACGACGGATTCCACGATGACCTCGTAATGTGTTTGGTAATCTTTGGTTGGTTAGCAGTTCAAGATTATTTTAAAGAAATGACGGACAATGATGTTCGTAAAAGAATCTATGAAGAGCAGAAAAATCAAATTGAACAAGACATGTCTCCATTTGGATTTATTGTAACTGGATTGGAAGGCGATGAAGGATTTGTAGAAGATGGAGCTATTTGGTATGGAGACACACAGGAAGATGTGTCATACATGTGGAACTACTGATTTTCATAAATAATTTTAGATTTAAATGGTTAAAACCGAGAGGAGAGTAAAATGGCAAGTCAAGTCTCGCCTGGAATTGTTTTAAAGGAGCGTGACCTTTCTAATGTTGTAGTAGTTGGTGCCCAACAGATCACCGCTGCTTTTGCCGCTACTTTTGTAAAAGGACCTATCAATCAAATTGTAGGTGTCAGTTCACAAAGAGAATTAGTAAATATTTTCGGAAAGCCAACAGATGCTAACGCCGAAGATTGGTACGTAGCTTCTGAGTTTTTAAGCTATGGTGGTAGATTAGCTGTAGTTCGTGTTGGCACAACTATTCTAAACGCTACCTCAAGTGGCACTGGCGTTTTAGTTGAAAACAAAGCCTCCTGGGAAGGTGGTGCTGGTTCAGCTCAAACTTTCGTAGCTAGAACTGCTGGATCATGGGGCAATTCAGTTAAAGTTGTTGTAGTTGATCGTGGTGCTGATCAGTACATCACATTAAACAGTGCTTTCGCCACCCCACCAGCAGTAGGAGACACTATTACTTTTGATAGTGGTGCCGAAGGTGTAGTGTATTCAATTAGCGGTAACACAGTTGCCGTAACTTTAGACGACCCAACTGTTTTAGTTGTTACTGGCGACGGTATTGCTGATGCTGGTGCCGCTGGAGCAGATCTAGAAGTTACAGCTGTATCTGATTGGTATACCAACACAGAAATTACTGGCACAGGTCTCAGACTAAGTGCTGTTGGTCCTCGTCCTGGCACTTCTCAATATGCTTCAGATAAAGGTTTGAAGTATGACGAAGTACACATCGCTGTTTTAGATACCACTGGAGCAGTATCTGGTTCTGCCAACACTATCTTAGAAAGATTTACTTACCTATCAAAGTTATCAGATGGTAAGAATACCGAAGGCGGAAATATCTACTACAAAGATTTAATTAACGAAATTTCTGAGTATATCTACATCGGTGACTCACCAACCGCTAATTATTCTCCATCATCTGCTGGTGCTGGCGTAACTTGGGATCAAGATTCTTCAGCTCTAAATTCTGGAGATTCATTTGCTCTATCTGGACTACTAGAAGATTCTCTTGGTGGTGGTACTGATGACTATGGTTATTCGAACGCTGAATATGGTGATTCAATTGATCTATTCTTAGATACCGAAGAGACCGAAGTTGATTTCGTTCTCATGGGAGCTTCTATGGCTACTGAGAATGATACAAAAGCTAAGGCTAATAAAGTGATTTCGATTGCTGCTTCTAGAAAAGATTGTATCGCTTTCGTATCTCCACACAAAGGCAATCAAATTGGTTCAAGTGGAGCTTTAACTACATCACAGCAAAAGATTAACACCATTAATTTCTTTAATGGTTTAACATCAACTTCATACGCTATTTTCGATAGCGGATATAAGTACTTCTATGATCGTTTCAATGACAAGTATCGTTACTTGCCATGTAACGGTGATGTTGCTGGTCTTTGTGTTTCTACTTCTGCTACTCTAGATGATTGGTATTCACCTGCTGGTGTTAACAGAGGTTCACTACGTAACGCTGTTAAACTAGCTTACAATCCAAACAAAGCTGATAGAGATGAGCTATATCAGGCAAGAATCAATCCTATTGTTTCTTTCCCTGGTTCTGGCGTAACTCTATTTGGTGACAAGACTGCTCTTTCTTCTCCTTCTGCTTTCGACAGAATTAATGTTCGTCGTTTGTTCCTCAACGTAGAGAAGAGAGTTGGCAATCTCGCCAAGCAAGTTCTATTCGAACAGAACGATGAAGCTACCAGAGCTTCATTTGCTAGTGCCGTTAGCTCCTACTTGAACGAAGTTCAGGCTAGAAGAGGCGTCACAGATTTCCTTGTGGTATGTGATGATTCAAACAACACTCCTGATGTTATTGACCGAAATGAATTCGTTGCTGAAATTTATATCAAACCAACCCGCTCCATCAACTACATTACTATTACCTTCACTGCTACGAAGACTGGAGTATCTTTTAACGAAGTAGTTGGTCGCTAATTTATAAACAACAACGAGGTAAACTAAAATGGCAAAAGTATACACAAGTAAAATCAGCGATTTTATTAATAAAGTGGGTCAGGGCGTCAAGCCCAACATGTTTGTAGTTGATATTGTATTCCCATCTGGCTCAGTAGGAGCTGGTGGTGATGGCACTTCAACAGTAACATCTGAACAGGATAAAGAGCTTATCAACATCATGTGTAAGTCAGCAGCTCTTCCTGCTTCTAACCTGGGTGTTATTGAAGTTCCTTTCCGTGGAAGAACCGTCAAGATCGCTGGTGATCGTACCTTCGATACTTGGTCCCCAACATTTATTAATGACAAAGACTTCAAAGTTCGTGCAATCATGGAGCAATGGCTAGAAGCCATTAATGGTCATGCTGGAAATACAGCTGATCTTTTAACTCCATTGGCTGGCGATGCTAGTGGTTATTCAGCTCACTTATTTGTTCATCAGTTAGAGAAAGGAGCTACCCCAGATACTTCTAAGATTCTAAGATCTTATAAGTTATGGTATGCTTTCCCAACTAACGTATCACAAATTGATCTTGCTTATGACAGCAATGATCAAATTGAAGAGTTCTCAGTTGAATTCCAGTATTCATATTGGACAACCGAGCCTATTTCTTCTCCAAGAGCTGGTGTTACAAATCGCCAAGTTAACGCTGACGTTTGATAATAAATAGTGTATCGAATTAAATAATTTAATATGAGTCAGTTGTTTGGATTCAAAATCAACAAAAAGGCGGAATTGATGGGTCAATCCCCAATTCCGCCTAATCAAGATGATAACGTAGCCACCGTAGCAGGTGGCTATTTTGGCACGTATGTAGATGTAGAAGGTGCCTCTCGTAATGAATATGAATTGATCCAAAGATATCGTAGCATGTCACTTCACCCAGAATGTGATTCTGCTATCGATGAAATTATTAACGAGTTTGTAGTTTCTGATGCTGATGACGCTCCTGTAGAAATTGAGTTGTCCAATCTGGACATGGGAGCTAACATCAAGTCAAAAATTAGAAAAGAATTTAATCACATCTTAAGACTACTTCAATTTGACAAGCATTGCCATCAAATCATTCGTAATTGGTATATTGATGGTAGACTATACTATCATAAAGTAGTAGATCTTGATAACCCCAAAAAAGGAATTTTAGAACTTAGATATATTGATCCGTTGAAGATCAAAAAAGTTCGCCACAAAATTGAGAGACCCGAAGCAGAAAAAATGAGGGAAAAAGGTTCTGCTTTAGAGTTTGATTGGGGAGAATACGTAGAATATTACATTTATAATCCAAGAGGATTTACCCCCGCTGGCATTCCTAATACAGCAGGAGCTTTTGATTATTCAAATAATCAAGGTATTAGAATTGCTGTTGATTCTGTTGCTTCTTGTGATTCTGGATTGAAAGATCCAAACAAAAAGATGACCATCAGTTTCCTCCACAAATCAATCAAAGCTCTCAACCAGCTTAGAATGATTGAGGACTCTCTTGTTATCTATAGATTGTCTCGTGCTCCAGAGCGTAGAATTTTTTACATTGATGTAGGCAATCTTCCTAAGCTAAAAGCGGAGCAATATCTTCGTGATGTTATGGCTCGCTATCGTAACAAACTTGTTTACGATTCTGCCACGGGAGAAATTCGTGATGACAAAAAGCATATGAGTATGCTCGAAGACTTCTGGCTTCCTCGTCGTGAAGGTGGCAGAGGAACTGAGATCACTACACTCCCAGGCGGTCAGAACCTTGGCGAACTGAAGGATGTTGAGTATTTCAAAAAGAAACTTTACAACTCACTCAACCTACCACCATCAAGATTAACAGACGACAACAAAGCTTTTAATCTAGGAAAGACAACCGAAATCCTTAGGGATGAACTTAAATTTGCTAAATTTATTGGTCGTCTACGTAAAAGATTTAGTGAGTTATTCCATGACATGCTCAAGACTCAACTCATTCTAAAGGGCATTATTGCTCCCGAAGATTGGGATGATATGGAAGAGCATATTCAATACGACTTCCTGTTTGACAATCATTTTAATGAACTCAAGCAAATGGAGTTGATGAAGGAGCGTATTGGTCTTGTTACTCAGATGGATCCATTTGTCGGCAAGTACATTTCTTCTGAGTTTATCCGTAAACAGGTACTCATGCAAACAGAGAAAGAGTACAAAGAAATGGACAAGCAGATGAAGAAAGATATTGGTTCTGGTCTTGCTCTTGATCCAATTGATACAAATATTCTTACTCAAAAATCATTAGAAAACGATGCTTATGCTCCAGAAATTCAAGACGCTGAAGCCGAAGCAGAGAATGAAAGAAAGATTGAACTAGAAAAATCTAAACCAAAACCTTCTCCAAAAGCACCTTCGAATAAAGGTTCTAATAAATAACATTATAAATTAAGATTATATTTATATGGATAATACTATGGATATTGTTAATGCTATTGCTAACAAGCAAAAAGCAGATGCCCTTGATATGGTAAAAGATCTCATGAAGTCAACTGCTGGCGAAGCTTTGGGCATGTACAAAAAAGCTGTTGCTTCTACATATTTTGATGAACCCGTAGAACCACTAGAAACAGAAGCATGAAACTTATCACAGAAAATATCGAGGAAATTAGTGTCCTCATAGAAGAAACTGAAGGTAAGAAAAACCTTTACATTGAAGGTATTTTTTTACAATCAGAAATTAAAAACAGAAATGGTAGAGTATATCCTTTCAATGTTTTAAATAGAGAAGTTCAAAGATACAACGAACAGTATGTAAAATCTGGTCGTGCTTTAGGAGAACTTGGGCACCCAGATGGTCCTACTGTAAATCTCGATAGAGTATCACATAGAATTGTAGAACTCCGTGCTGAAGGTTCCAACTTCTACGGAAAAGCAAGAATTCTTGATACTCCAATGGGCAAGATTGCCAAATCACTTTTAGATGAAGGTGTAAAACTTGGTGTATCTTCTAGAGGTATGGGTTCACTTGAAGAGCGTAACGGAGCCAACTATGTTCGTGACGATTTTATGCTCGCCACTGCTGCGGATATTGTAGCAGATCCTTCAGCTCCTGATGCTTTTGTTAACGGAATTATGGAAGGAAAAGAGTGGGTTTGGGAAAACGGAATTCTCCGTGAACAGCAAATTGCTAAATATCATAGATATATTTCCGAATCTACTAGGCAAAATATCGAAGAAAGGAAGCTCAAAGCTTTTGAGAACTTCCTTTCAAATCTGTAATTTCATAAATAATCTTAGAATAATTGTTAGAAGTACGAGGAAACTCAAATGTCAGATATGTTAAACGAAAAGTTTGAGGAGCTTGTAAAAGGACAAAGCCTTGTTCTCGAAGCTGGTGATCCAATGCCTACAGTTTCTGCTTCGGTAATTCCTGCCACAGGTAAAGAGCCCACTCAAATCTCAGACGCTCAAACATCAGGAGCTGGTGGAAAAGATCCACAACCTTCAGTTCCCCCAACAGTCGCTATCGGTCAAAAAGCTGCTACCGATTTAGGAGGTACTACAACTACTCCTCACGAACACGATGAGGATGGTGAAGAGAATCCTGGTGCCAAAGCGGCGGCTCCTATTTCTCAAATTTCGGGTGATGCCCAGCAAGCTCATCAAAAGAGCCCTGGTGACATGGCAACTACTCCTACAGTAGGAGCCCAAGTTGCTTATGGTACTTCTGTAGGACCAAATGTAACTTACCCAATCAAGCCTTCTTTTGAAGAGCTTGATCTTTCTTCTGATGTTGCCGCTCTAACCGAAGGTGAAGAGCTATCAGAAGATTATAAGACAAAAGCAAAAACAATTTTTGAAGCCGCTGTTAAAGCTAAGCTTCAGGAAGAGTATGCCAAACTTGAAGAGCAGTTTGATGCCAAACTTGTTGAGCAAGTAGAAGCCATTAAGGCTGAACTTTCTGAAGAAGTTATTGGAACTGTCAAGTATGGCATTGGTCAATGGATTGAAGAAAATCAAGTCGCTATTGATCGTGGTATCCGCAACGAAATCACTGAAGATTTCATTGCTGGTTTCATGAATCTTTGTAAGGAGCATTGGATCTCTATCCCTGAGGATAAGACCAATGTAGTTGACGAAATGGCTGACGAGCTTCGTGAGATGGAAGAGCGCCTCAACGAACAAATTGAGCGTAATGTGGAACTTAATAATCGTCTTGCTGAGTCAAGCAAAGTTGTAATCCTAAACCAAGTTTCGGAAGGACTTGCCGATACTCAAAAAGAAAAACTTGCTTCATTATCTGAAGGTGTTAGATATGAAACCGCAGAGCAATTTACAGAAGCTGTAAAAACTCTACGTAAATCATATTTCCCCGAATCAGTATCAAAATCTGAAGTAGGTGATGACGCCCCAGTAGCACTAAGCGAAGATGTATCGCCAGCAATGGCTGCTTACGTTCAAGCTCTCTCACGCTGGAAATAATTTAAATCATAAATATTATCAAACGACAATAATACGTTTTAAGAGGTAAAAATGTTTAACGCTTCCCATCTTACAGAAAAGTGGGCACCTGTTCTCAACGCTCCTGATGCTCCTAGCATTTCAGATCGTCACAAGCAGGCTGTAACCGCTATCGTTCTAGAAAACCAAGAGCGTGCTCTCCGTGAGGACAGAATGCTCACCGAGGCTCCTAACACCGTTGGTGCTATTGGTGGTAACGCTCTTTCAGGTTCAGGTCTTGACACCAAAACTGGTGGTCTAGCTGGTTTCGATCCTATCATGATCAGCCTAGTCCGTCGTGCCATGCCTAACCTAATGGCGTATGACATCTGTGGTGTTCAGCCAATGAGCGGTCCTACAGGTCTAATTTTCGCCATGAAGGCTCACTATCAGCATCGTGGTGCCGCTGGTCTACGTAAAGGACGTGAAGCTCTCTTCAACGAGCCTGATGTAAACTTCTCAGCTAACACTCAGGGTCCTGATGCTTCAACTGGTTACAACGATCCAGTTGTACCTATCGGTGTTGCCAACGATCCTGCTTATGCTGAGGCCAATCCTGGTCTTCTTAACGACGCTGGTTCAGGTGCTGGCACCTATGAGCGTGGCGTTCGTCCTATTGCTCGTGAGACCGCTGAAGTTCTTGGATCGGGTTCAACTCTATTCAACGAAATGAGCTTCAGCATCGAGAAGACTGCTGTAACCGCCAGAACCAGAGCCCTACGTTCGGAGTACACTCTAGAGCTAGCTCAGGATCTTAAGGCTGTTCACGGTCTTGACGCTGAGCAAGAGCTTGCTAACATTCTCTCAAGCGAGATTCTCGCTGAGATCAACCGTGAAGTTGTTCGTACCGTATACACCATCGCTAAGCCTGGTGCTCAGAACAACGTTGCTACCGCTGGTGTATTCGACCTTGACGTTGATTCAAACGGTCGTTGGTCAGTTGAGAAGTTCAAGGGTCTTCTCTTCCAGGTTGAGCGTGATGCCAACGCTATCGCTCAGGAAACTCGTAGAGGCAAGGGCAACTTCCTCATCTGCTCGGCTGACGTAGCTTCAGCTCTAGCAATGGCTGGTGTTCTTGACTATAGCTCGGGTCTAACTGGTGCTGGTGGTCCTTCCATCGGTCAGGTTGATGACACTGGCAACTTAATGGTTGGCACCATCAACGGCAGAATCAAGGTCTTTGTTGATCCTTATTCAGCTAACATCTCGAATGATCACTACTACGTCATGGGTTATAAGGGCACCAATCCTTATGATGCTGGTCTCTTCTATTGCCCATACGTACCTCTCCAGATGCTACGTAGCATTGATCCTAACACCTTCCAGCCTAAGATTGGCTTCAAGACCCGTTACGGTATGGTTGCTAACCCATTCGTATTCAACGGTGTTGACGCTGATGGCGTACCTGTTCCCGATGCTGAAGCTCTTACCGCTTCCAAGAACATGTACTACAGACGTGTTCGTATCAAGAACCTCATGTGAGTCTTTCTCACAAATTTCAAGAGTCCCTTCGGGGGCTCTTTTTTTATGGAAATAAATAGTGTATAGCTTGGGAAGTTGACATGACTGCTGAATGGTACAAGGAGCAACCACAAAATAGGAACTTTCTTGCCCCTGTAGGTTTTCAATTAAAATTAGAATTATTTTCTGGAGTAGATTTTTTCTGCCAAAGAGCAAATCTACCTGGCATTAATATGCCTTTCACAGAAGTGCCTACTAGGTTTAGAAATTTTCCTATTGTTCCTGGTGGCGGTATTACATATGATGATTTTACCGTAACGTTTATTATTGATGAGCAGTTAAAAAATTATAACTCCGTTCAAAAATGGATGAGAGAATTTGGAAATGCTGAACAGAATCACGAAGGACCTGTTGGTTATTCTAATGGTCAATTAATGATTGTTACTTCAAATTTCAACCCAGCGTTCTTTGTTGATTTTGAAAATCTATTTCCAATTAGTTTAACTCCAATTGATTTTGATGCCACTGTAGATGATATTGAATATTTTACAGCACAAGTAACATTCAAATATACTAATTTTACTCTTCGTGATAAAAACTTTAAGTTATTATGAAATTTGAAAACATCGTTAAATTATTTGAAACAATTAAAGAAGAATGGTCAATCGACAGTCATGTTGATTTTCAATTTAAAAACAAACAATACTCAGAAGACCTTGGAAAGTTAGCGTTAGAGATTCCTTTCCAACATAATAAATACTTAAACTACTACACAGATCTTAGCCAAGTTAAAACTTCACTGGAGTTTGAATACAGGCGTGTAGTAAAAGAAAAAAGAGAATATTATTCTGGCGAAGCAGACGCCAAAGTGTATGCCGAAAAACCTTTCGGAGCAAGTATTAAAACAGCAGAAAAGATGAAGACCTATCTGGAGTCAGACGAGGATATCATCAACATCGAAGCAAAAATAAAATACGTTGAACAGGCGCTTTATTTCCTGGACAGTGTAATGAAAATGATTTCCAATCGTGGATTTCAAATCAAATCGGCTATTGACTGGGAAAAGTTTATTAATGGTACTACTTAATGACACGAATTATTATTAAGAAAAAGAACGAAGTATTTTTACAGATCCAAGCAGAACCATACGTCCACCAAGAATTATCTGATTACTTTACTTTTGAAGTTCCTGAAGCAAAATTTTTAAAAAGAAATCCAAGATTTAAATATTGGGATGGTACTATTCGTTTGTACTCTCCTGGCACTGGAGAAATCTATGTTGGGTTATACCAGCAGTTTCTTCTGTGGGCTAAAGAAAGAGGATACTCTATTGAGTCAGTTAAGAATGATTGGTATGGAGAAGCTACTGATACCAACTCAATGGTATCTCCTGAAGGTGTAAAATCTTTCATGGATAAAATCTCCAGCATCAAAGCTAGAGACTATCAATATTATACTGTGTATCTTGCTCTTAAATATAATAGAGGATTGTTCCTGTCTCCCACTGGATCAGGTAAATCCCTAATGATCTATTCTCTTGTCAGATACTATCACGCTACGGATAAAAAAATTCTAATAGTTGTTCCTACTACATCGCTAGTGGAACAAATGGTAAAAGACTTCATCGACTATGGATGGAATGCCGACGAACATATTCACAAAATTTATTCAGGTCAAGAAAAGAATTCTGACAAACCTATTATCATTTCTACATGGCAGTCCATTTACAAATTTCCTAAAAGATATTTTGATGACATTGATTGTGTGATCGGAGACGAGGCACATCTATTCAAATCAAAATCTCTCACAGGTATTATGGAGAAGCTTCATAATGCCAAGTATCGTTTTGGTTTTACTGGAACTCTAGACGGAACCAAAACACACAAGTGGGTTCTAGAAGGTTTGTTTGGTCATTGTGAGAAAGTTACGAAGACTGATGATTTAATTAAAAAAGGACATCTATCCAATCTTCGTATTAAGATTCTTCTGTGTAAGCACGAGTATCAGTACTTTGAAGATTACCATCAGGAAATGGATTATCTTGT